GCTTATCAACAAATGGCGGCTAATAATGCGCAGATCGAACAAATGCAAGCGCAAACGGCTAAGATCAAATCAGAAACTCTCGATCAAACGCTCAATAGCGCTGTGGTGATGGCTAATGTTCGGCAAACGCAGTTTCAAACTAAGAAGACAGAAGAGGAAACGCGCGGCGTCCGTGCTACTGCGGATAGTGCGTGGGACAAACTCTACGAGGAACGTCGTACCGGCGGACCTGAACGCAATTCTGCCTTTGCGGCTGATGTGCGGAAGCGGCGTGCAGAGGCTACATTGGCGGAAATGGATATTCCGCGAAGTGAGGCAGAGGCGAAGTTTTATGATCAAACTGGCCCGGTTAGCCAGTATCTGAAACTGTTTCTGGATATGTTAAATAGTGCAAATAGCGCGCGGCGCTTTGGAAGGTAAATCATGCGTAAAGTGTTTATTCGTTCTCCTTACAATTACAACGTTGGTGAGGCATCGATCGAAAGCGGTCTTGCATGTACCGGTGAATGTATTGTGAAAAAAAGTTTCAAGGATGAATGCGATATTAATAGCATTCTCAAGAGGTGGGGTATTACTGGGCAAGTAGTTATTCCTGAACGACTGCCGATGAGTGGTGACTTCACCGGTATTGATGACTTCCATAGTGCTATGAATGCGGTCCGTAGTGCGCAAGATGCGTTTATGCAAATCCCGCCTGATGTGCGTAAGCGTTTCGGCCATGACCCTCAGGAATTGATTGCGTTCCTTGGTGATGACAAGAACCGTGCAGAAGCCGAAAGGCTTGGTCTAGTTGCGAAGCCAATGGAGAAGACACGCGATGTGATTCAAGCTGTGGACGAGTTGGCTGCGAAGATTGTTCCACGTGAAACGAAGTAGTTTTCTGACAAACGGTCGTTTTTGACGGATGAACGGGGCCCTGCGGGGCCCTGTTTGCGTTCTAATAGCTTTACTGCAATGTTGCAGTTTACGGAGAACATGATGGCTACTGAAAAGATGAAGTCCCTGCCGGAAATGACGGTGATCGAAGTGAACTGGTTGAAGCACGGTCTTACTGTGCTGGGCGCGAGTATCAAGCGGTCGATCACAACTGAGAAAAGCCCCGAGGTGAAGGCCATCCGGGAGCGTGAATTGAATGAAATTGGCGCGCTGATGAACAAGCTGTAAACGGCCATGGCTGAAATCACGTGCGTGCGCGAAGGACAGACGGGCGAAGTGATTTTTGACGGTCGTTGTTATCAAGACGTGGAGGATTGGTATGCGAAGGCAGACGGCTTTCGTCGTGTTCAGAACTCGTGGGAAGTGACGCCTGAATACCGTGCAGCGTATGTAAGTCGCGCTGAACGTGGTGAATTCTGGGTCGTGAAGTGGCTGTGAGGTGAACTGGTGTCACCTGGTCCAGTTAATGACAAGGCAGGAACTGGACCAGGGGAGAAAAAGGCTTGCTTTTGAGTGCGAAGACGGCCGGAGCGGGGCTTAGATCGAGCCCGCGGGCGGCCTGGTGAGGGCGCCAAGGTCTGGCTATTGATGGGGGCTAGCCGCCCCCAAACCCTGGCATTTGTCTGCCGCACGGAGTAAAACACCGTGCGTGGTTTTAAAGGTTTTCAACCGGAGAAGATGATGGCTTTTCGTAGGAACGTGAACAAGCGTAAGAGCGCGAAGAATTTTCGGCGCAACGTGGGAAAGACGAAAGCGGCGAATGTGAAGGCCGGTCCGATGCGTGGAGGAATCCGGCTGTGAGTTGTTATCACCCCGTGAAGGGTTTTAGAACCCCGAACGGGGTGGTGTTTACTGAGCTACGCAGGCATGGAGATATTATCGGCGATATTGAGTTGCCGTGTGGTCAGTGTATTGGTTGTCGTATGAGGCGGGCCTCGGACTGGTCGCTGCGCTGTATGCACGAGGCCTCGCTGTGGGATGACAACTGTTTTGTGACTCTGACTTACGGCAATGGAATGCTACCGCCGAATGGTAGTTTATGCCATGCTGATTATCAGAAGTTTATGAAGCGGTTACGAAAAGGGAGAGATAAGATCCGCTTTTATATGTGTGGTGAATATGGTCCGCTGAATGAGCGGCCGCATTACCACGCGTGTGTGTTCAACGTTCATTTCCGTGGTGATATGGTTCCACGTGGAACGTCGGAAAGTGGTGCGGTGTTTTACGAGTCTGAAGAACTGTCGGCGCTGTGGGGCCATGGAATGGCTACCGTGCAAGATTTAAATGCCAAGACAGCGAGTTATACTGCGCGGTATATTATGAAAAAAGCGCTTGGCGAAGACGCTAAGACGGCGTATAATAGAATTGATGAAGACGGCGTTATCGTGACTCGTGCGCCTGAATATGCTGCTATGAGTCTGAAGCCCGGAATTGGCGCTGCTTGGTTTGAGAAGTTTCAAGGCGACGTGTTTCCCCATGATGTGGTTATTCAGGATGGTGTAAAGCGAACGCCTCCTAAGTATTACGATAAATTATTCAAGCGTACGAAAGATATGCGTTTGGATAGTGTAGAATGGGAGCGTCAGAAGAAAGCGATTGCCGCACGTCCGGATAATACGGACGACCGCCGGGGCGTGCGTGAGAGAGTGCATAAGGCGAAGGTCCGTACTTTGAAAAGGGATTTGTAATGACGATGCTTGCTGTTTGTGCTGTGTGGGATTCTGCGGTACAAGCGTACATGAGGCCTCTGTTTGTGCCGCATACTGGTGCGGCAATTCGGAGTTTTGGTGACGAAGTGAATCGCAAGGCGGATGGAAATCCGTTGCATGCTCATCCAGAAGACTATGAACTTCATCATCTGGCAATGTTCGATGAGATCAAAGGAACGTTTCACAACGTGAACGATCACGATGTGGATGTGGTGCTGTCGCGTGGAAAAGATTGCGTGAAGGACGGCGATGAATCGCACCATCACCATTCGCGAGGTGGAAGCCTCGGTTAAAAATGTGCTGCCAACCCGGCCAGGGGTAGCAGTTTTGGCCCTTCGGGGCCTTTTTTTTTGGAGTGTTTAAAAATGATGCATCGTAACCGTAGTGTTGACGTTCACCAATTTGCCATGGTGCCCCGTGCGGATATTCCGCGTGCCAGTTTTAAGATTCAGAAAGCGCACAAGACGACTTTTAACGCTGGTTTACTGATTCCGGTGTTTTGTGAAGAGATTCTACCGGGTGATACTTTTAATGTCAAGATGACTGCTTTTGCACGCTTGGCTACGCCTGTGTTTCCAATCATGGATAACGTGTATTTGGATAGTTTTTTCTTCTTTGTTCCTAATCGTCTGGTTTGGACGAATTGGGTTCGTTTCATGGGTGAACAAGATGATCCTACCGATTCCATTGTTTACGAAGTACCAACCGTTGAATCACCCGAAGATGGTTGGGACACCAATTCCCTGGCAGATTATTTTGGACTGCCGTGTTTCGGTCAAATTGAAGCGGGTGCCACGATCACGACGAATGTGTTGCCGTTACGTGGATATAACTTGATTTATAACGAATGGTTTCGCGATGAAAATTTGCAAACATCTGTTACGGTAAACAAGGGAGACTCCGGAGATGTTGCCACTGATTTTAATGTTTTGAATCGCGGCAAACGTCATGATTATTTTACCTCGTGTTTGCCGTGGCCGCAAAAGGGAGGTGTTGCTCAAGCGCTACCGCTTGGTACTACTGCGCCTGTTATCATTGGCGCGGAACATACTACAAGCACACAGGCTAATTCTGTGTTGTTTCGGCGAAGCGTTTCGGGCGCCCAGGCTAGCGGTCAAGTTACGGTCGATAACGGGCAAATGTTCGATACTGGTTCAAGTCCTACTGGTGCGAATCTGATTTATCCTTCCAATTTGTATGCTGATCTATCGGAAGCTACGGCAGCAACTATCAACGATCTTCGGACAAGTTTCCAAATCCAAAAGCTACTTGAGCGTGATGCGCGTGGCGGTACACGTTACACGGAGATTATTCGTGCTCATTTTGGTGTGTTTTCTCCTGATGCTCGCTTACAACGTACTGAATATCTTGGCGGTGGTTCTACGCCATTGATTATCAATCCTGTGGTGCAGAGTTCCGCTACTACCATCACTGATAGCGATACTCCGCTAGGTACTCTTGCGGCTGTTGGAACTGTTTTAGCGAATCGTCATGGTTTCACGCAAAGTTTCACTGAGCATGGTTTCGTGATCGGTATGGTTTGCATTCGCGCTGACCTAAGCTACCAACAAGGTTTGCGTCGTATGTGGAGCCGGAGTACACGTTACGATTATTACTTTCCGGCATTTGCAATGTTGGGAGAACAAGCTGTCTTGACGAAGGAGATTTACTGTACCGGCAATCCAACTATCGATGAGGACGTCTTTGGTTATCAGGAACGTTGGGCCGAATATCGTTATTCTCCGTCTCAGATCAGTGGTGAATTCAAGTCTTACGATTCTGCTACTTTGGATGCTTGGCATTTGGCGCAACGGTTTGTATCGCAACCGCTACTTAATGGTGATTTTATCATTGAGAATCCGCCGATGGCGCGTATTTTGGCACAAGGTGTGAATGGGCCGCATATTATTTTTGACAGTTTCTTTGACTGTCGTGTTGCTCGCCCAATGCCGATGTATTCTGTTCCTGGCTTGATTGATCATTTCTGAGGTTATATGAAACTCGGTGGTTTACTTGGTACAGCAGCGGGCTATTACTTTGGTGGTCCAATGGGTGCCGCCCTCGGAGGTGCTATTGGGGGCGGTTTTGATAGTCAGTCCGCGCAAGAGGATACGAATGAAACAAACGTCATGCTTGCGCGTGAACAAATGGCTTTTCAGGAGCGTATGTCTGGATCGGCGTATCAACGATCTGTCGCGGATCTTAAGAAAGCCGGTCTTAACCCTATCCTGGCTGCTCAGCAGGGCGGTGCGAGCACGCCTGCGGGACAAACCGCCACGGTGGCGAATCCGGTGGTGGCGGGAATGGGCTCTGCTAAACAGAGTATGGAGACCGCCGCAGCTTATCAACAAATGGCGGCTAATAATGCGCAGATCGAACAAATGCAAGCGCAAACGGCTAAGATCAAATCAGAAACTCTCGATCAAACGCTCAATAGCGCTGTGGTGATGGCTAATGTTC